AATGGGGAATACCTGACGGTTCTACTAGGTGGATAATCAGGTCTTCTCTCATTTTTTGTGCGCGAATGATGCACTCTTCTTCTGTAAAGTAAGGACCGTAGTCGTCCACCCATTCTGTGCATCTAGGTTCTTGATTTAACATGTAAGCGCAAGATAATACGTAAGCTGTAAACATCACACATACCTTCCTGAGTTATTCATAACTTCATCTGCATTCTGTCTTAGGTAACGTATGAGAGACGATACCTTGAATGTTCCTTCATACTGGGGGAACTTGTTCTCCATCTCCCTAGCAAAATCGTCGGGGTTCACAGAGTTATACTCTAACTCCACGTTCCCGTCAGTATTAAGTTTGCAGGTAAGACTAAACAAGTCTGCTCTAGGTTTCTTTGGCATTCTTGTAAGCCTTTATAACATCTGAAGAAAACAACTTCTGCAGATTAACAAGATACATTCTAGACGCACCGTTGTCCCCGCCCGACACGGTGCGTTTTTCGTCTAGGTTATCTATGATATGTTTGAGGGACGGCACATCAAAGACGAGTGTTGCAAACGTATCGTCTCCTATGCACAGGTTGTGAAACCAGTAGTCTGATTCTGTAGACGATATGCCAGAGGGTTTGCCATAACATTCATACTCTATAGCAATATTACCTGTTCTAGCCCACATGTTCCGTTCTGACTTAACTTCTATTTTCTTGTCTTGCAACATGTCGGCAACTCGCTGTTCACGAACTTTACCATAAGATAAATCTAGGTCAAACTTCTTTCTATCCTGTATTTTCGGCTGTAGGTTCAACTTCTGTATCCTCCGTAGATTTTATTAGTTTAGCAATAAACACCTCTTTGGCTACTCGTACCTGAGCTATTTTTAAATTTAATTTATTCTCATCATCCTGCAAGAGCCTTACCTGTGTAGCAAGATATTTCTGCTCTTCAGTCAGGGAGTCTTGGTCATATTCTTTCCCGTTTATTTTCATCTTTACCTCTAAATCTATGTCTGAAAAATACTATTAAATTAATGACGGTGTTGACGCTGATAGCTGTAATCATACCAACCTCCCACCAGTTTGGTGTATAGTCTATAATCATCCTGCGTTTAAGTCAACCACTTCACATACTCCTGCAGTACAAGCTAACTCCCGTGAGCCAGAAGTGTTGTCCTCTTTCTCAAAGTCTGCCATCTTGTCCCAATCGATAGTTACATGCTTGTGGGCAATTTGCCACTCATTATAGGCATCCACGTCTATGTCCTGATAGGGTGCTTGCTGATAGGTGTGGTCAGAGTGTGGCAGGAAGGATACCCCAGAAGCAACGTCAAAGTTCTCATACACCCATGCTCCTACTCCCATCCACTCTTCTTCCTTGACGGTTATGGTGACACTAGGCTTGTGTTCACACCAGTTGAGGGCATATGTCTTCCACAACTCCAGTTGTTCTACAGCAGTTAGTTGAGTACGTGTGACTGCTCCAGTAGGAGACTTCATAGCGAAACTAAATACTGTGGTAGACTTTGGTTTCATCACATCAGGTTCGGCAGGAACACCCTGCTTTACCAAGAACTGCGTCAAGGGGTCTTTGTTGTCACCCCTGACAGTGCGTATATAATAGTCATTATGTCTAGCGTGAATACCGCTAGCCGCGTCCACTAGTTGAGACACAGTACCCGACGGCTTTACACAAGTAATGGCAACGCTCTGTGGGATTCCAAGCATCTGGGCATACTCTTTGTTGACCGCTACCGCTTCGTCTCTCATCTCGCGCAACCACTTTGCGCTGTCTACGTTCTTTGATAGAACGGGATGGTCCATGATACCAGTTAAGGATACGCCCAATAAACGTTCTTCTTCTGTGTTGTCTTTCCATACTTTCCTCAAGTATTTAAAATCTGTAAGGGTTGACTGTAGTGTTCCTAGAATAGTAGCCAGACGAACTTTACGTTTCAGGCTCTTGAGGTCATCACTCTCTCGCACAACCACTTCCGATAAATTGCAGAATTGATACGGACGTAGGATAATCTCCGAACATGGATTAGTTCCCCACATATGTCCTGTCTCGCGTCTACCGTTCTTCGCAACTTGCCTGTCTGCGGCATCACGATTGAAGATACCGCGCTCACCAGACTTACTATCATACAGGGCTAACCACTCACGCATGAACGTACCTATCTCTGGCTTACCCTTGTAGGCAACAGAGTTATTAGATAGAGCGCGTTGTGGCTCGTTGTCCCACCACTGTCCTGCTTTAGCGTGAGCCATCTGGTCATCGTTTAAGTTTGACAGGCTGATTAGGGCTGACCTACGCACACCCCCAACGACCACAACCTCACCAATTTTACACATGATGTCGTGACATTCGATAGGGTATAGTCTCCTACCCTTTGCCTTTGTAAACACTTCTATACAGAACCTAAACAAGTCAACTAATGGTTGCGGTCCTGATGCTCTACCTCCCATCACCTTTAGGCGAGAACCTGCCTCTCTAACCTGAGAGACATCCCACACAGGTACTTCTCCTGCATATAGTAGTGCAATCAACTCCTTGAAGGCTTTCGCCCAGCCGGGCTTACTGTCTGCTACCTGTATCACAGTATATGAATTACTGAAAGTATCACTAACTATGGGTAGCTTATCGACGTTCTCACGTTCTACGCTGAAGCCTACTCCTGTTCCACACATAAGTATATACATACACTCATCAAAAGAACGAGGACTATCAACAGGAATATAAGAACAATTATATCCACAAATGTTATCACGAGATAGTGCAGTCCCTGCTGTCATCATTGCCCTCATAGAAGGCATTACATCTAAATTTGTTATACCTTCTACTATATCATTCTTGTCCTGCTCAGGCAACTTAACAGCGTGCTTAACGTGTGCATGGTCTAACATAAAGTTTACATATCGCTCTACTGTTTCGTTCCAATCTTCTCGACGTTGACTATCATCTATCCAACGAGCGTAGCGGGACTTGTGTATAAATTGCTGATATGTGCTTGGTAACATGTTATTCATTAGGTTCTCTTCCTTCCAATTGATTAATACGCATCTCTATATATCTTATTGCTTTCTTTAAATCTTGTACCTCATCCGTGTCATCCTTAGTTCCTGCACGCATAACATACTTTATAACGTTGCCCATCCAGAAGGATAGCTCGTTCTTCATTATAAACGATACAGGTTCAAACTCGTACTGCTCGTAATGTCTTGGGTTCTTAATAACATCAGGCTGTTGTTCTGCCTGTTCTAATCTACGTGTCATATAATCTTCATGTTTTTCTTGAGTCATTGTTCCTTACCAAAATCTACCTTTATTATATTGCCAGTTCTAGACAAGACGTTCTCTACAGCCTCATCCACCTCGTCATCATCTAACTCTATCTGTATACTATCTATTGCAGCCATAAACTTAGTACGCGCTACTCCCGCATCCCAGATAGTATCAAAGTGGTTCTCCATAAGTTCAATAATTCCTGACAGAATTACCATACCTGCAGGAACTTCTGGTTCACCATCACTAGATGTGTTCGTATCATATGCCGCCATAGTAAAGCTATCTGAATCATTATTATTAAGTATAAGATAATAACGTCCACCTAGAAGACTTGCAACCTCTAAATTCCTGTCCATTTCATCTGTTGTCATTCTTGAACCACTCCTCTGGGATAGCACCCTCTGCCCAAGGAAATTCGTACTTGGTTGCCCACATACTGTATGTAGTCTTGCTACCTCTATAAATTTTATTTCTAGCATTTAAGAAAACTATACGGATATCCAAATCGGGGTACTGTTGCTTAATCAACAACATCTTAACCCTGTCTCCCTTATCGAAATGCCCCTTCGCTTCTATGTAAATGTCTTGGTCTACAAGATAAAAGTCAGGGGTATACACACGAGGCTTTGGTATGTACGGTAGTTTCTTCTTCTCATACTCAAACGCTATCTTCTGTTGTGATAAATTCTTTGCTATGTTTATCTCGAACATAGAACGGTACTTTGTATTTCTCATAATCCTTGAAGCAGAAACTCCTGCTTTATCCTCTCTAGCCTTCTTAATAGATACTGTTCTACTTTTGGGGTGTGTTTTTCTAAATTGTTTAGCTCGTCGCTTAATCGCAACGTCGGAAGACATATGGTTGCCCCTCTCCTTAATTGATACATTATAGCCTGTGATTCTTCTTCAATCTTCTTTATGTCCCGTGCTTCTGTGTCTGACACGAGATACCCAGACTTAGAGAAGTTGTTTTTTACTGTAAGGGGAAAGGAAGTTTGTAAACTCCTAACTTCAACAGTTGCAGAGTCGCCTCCCCTACTCTCGTGGCTCTCTACAAATACACACATCAACTGCGGGTTTAACTTCATAATCTTTATAGGATATGTTTCGGTGAAGAGTACTGGCACTACACTTTCCTTGTCTTAACTGTAGTGTACCATGCCATTGGGGGGAACTTAGCCTTAGACGTGACCTTAGGCAGATGTTCTGCATTCTTCCAACATATACTCTTGAAGGAGCAGAAGGTGCAGGTCTTAGGCATTAGTTTATTACCTGTTTCAACTTTTTGTTTTGAGACGGTGTACGTCTCGTCTGTAGGTGTGAAGGGTATCTTGAACCCTTTATCTTCTAACAGGCTACGTACGCGCTCCTTAGCGTCAGCAATGTACTGTTTCCTGTCCTCTTCTTGGTCTTCAGGAGCTTCAGCAAAAGCCCACTCTCCTGTAGACTTATTTATAGCTATCCACCCACCAAACGGCATACCCTGCGCTTCTGCATATAAGAAGCCCTGCATGATGTATCCGAATGGGTCATCCTCTTTTATGACATCGTAGCCACCACGGTTGGCAAACTTGTTATCGTATGACCAAGGACTTGTAGACTTGATATCCCAAACCTTATCTACCCCATCATTCATAATGAGGTCTAGAGTACCCTTAACTATTGTACCGTCTATGTCTAGTTCACAAGCTCGTTGAGTATCCACAACTTTGACATCCGCAGACTTGAGAACAAACACAGCAACAGCTTCAATCAAGTCACCCATGAGGAAACGCATGATGTCGTTATACCCCATCTCCTGCTTGTTACCCTGTTGCTCTAGCTTCTGCTGACATAGGGGACGACCAAGCCCCGACATACGTATTCGGTAGCCTTCTTTGCGAGATAGTTGTTTTCTAAGAGACTCTTTGCAGTCCTCACCAAACTGCTCTATTAAATGCTCAAGACGAGAAGAGTCTACCTCTCCTCGCCCTGCACGTTTAAGAAAGTCCTGTACTTCAAACAGGGCTAACATTAGCCGAATCGTTGTGCTAAATCAACGTCCTCGTCTGTTGCTACAAGTTTGAGGGAGTCACGATGCTCCTGTAGTACCTTCTGATTAGAAGCAGACACACCATCATGGAAGCTCTGTAATAGTTCCTTAGCTTCTAAAGTGAAGGGTATTTCCTTGACCAACTCTGGTTGTGGTATCCAGTAGGTCACCCCACCATTCGCCATACGTTTAGTCTTCAACTCTATATAAGCAGTGGGCAGTGGTATCTTATTACCAAGCTTCTGATTAATAAAGTCATTTATAGGTCTAAACCCTGAACGCTTGAAGTAGGATATGAATGGTAAGTCTTTTACAGGGGTCTTCTTACCTTGTGCATTCTTAGCATCAGGCATATCGACCTTACCATATAGTATCACGTTGCACGTCACCGACTTACTAAGAAGCAACTGCGGGTCATCATCAGACAGCCCCTCCTCTTCTGCTCGTGTCAGTCGTCCACACTTCATCGTCCCCAGTTTGTCAGGGAATGAGTCAGACATCTTCTTACGTTGCACTGATTTGCAAGAGAAAGTGTTCTCCTCTGTGTCAAATACAGAGTACTCGTAAGTCCTCATCATTGGAACTATAAAGGCAGATTCGGCATACACAATCTCTGAGCCATTATACATCTTCCATGTACCACGTTTTAGGGTTTCCCCATTCTCCGTGTCTGCATCGTAATTGATGCGAAGCGATGACAGTGCATCACTCTTTGATTCAGCCAATCCGTCCTGCCCTAGCATGGCAATAAGACTAGCGTTATCATCTCCTACATTAACGTCAAATTCATTAATTAAGTCTAAGTCTGTACCCATTTCTTTCTCCTTGGGTTGGTTGCGTAAAATCATTATACTTCTAAGACAGCTTCTAAGTCAAGCCAGTTTTTACCCATCTTTAATTCAATGCCTATTGGCATGTCATACTCGTTACCATAACGACGAAGTGTCTCCTGTGGTAGGGACAGCATCGCTTCAGCCATAATATCAATGCACTGCTGTTCTTCAGAAGGGTAAACATCTATTACTATAGAGTCGTGAACTGTGTTGCAAATGAGAGATTTCATACCTGCATTTTTCATATCGTGATACAACTTAACCAAGGCTATAGGCAATAGGTCAGCCGTAGCAAATCCCTGCACAGGATAATTACATATAGCAGTGCGGTTAGTAGCAGTACCCCAATCTGTCCACTTGGAATCTGGGAAGGCATACACCCTGCCCGATGGTAGGGTTATTTCTTTCTTGGTTACAGCATCCTTCTGTAAGTCCTTGTGCCATTCTTTAACACCCGCATACTTCTCCTTGAATGCTCTGTAGTATCTCTGTTGGCTATCCGTCCCGCTAACTCCACCGTATAAAGGCTTGAAAGTATGAGCTTTTGCCTCTTGTCGGGTGCAGCCAATGATGCTAGCAGTGTAGTTATGAACGTCTGTTCCTGCCTCTA